TTCATTGTAAACACTAACTCTTACATGTTGTGGATACCATGAAACAACATAACCGACACGAAGAGTTTGAATGTCTACTATTTCCTTTGTAACTGGATTTAATGTTGTGTCAACAGGAACGATGACAGCAACTCCTTTATCAAACAAAGTTATTGCAACGTCCTGTCTGAATGCTCGAGGACCTTGATCAATATTTGGTGCAAAGGTCAAACAAGAATTGAAATCACTTTTAACATCTTTTTTATATCTATCAAGTTCATCGATTTTAACATGACGAAACGAAACGGCAGAAACATCTATACTAAGTCTGGTATAAATAGAAGAAATAATTGATCGTTCGTTGGAAAATCTAAGCGCTGGACGAGATGGAGAAATTCCACTATAAGAAACGCTAGAAGAGCCAAGGCCTAGCTCGTACTCATTTTCATTACCAATAAATACGTTCCAAGCCTTTCTTATTCTATCGAACATGGCCACGCGTGTCGCCTCCTTTCTTACTCGAATGCTTCTTTATTAGCTTTGTACGCTACATATGCGTCCATAAGAGCAGAAACGTTATCGATTTTCTCCTCGGCGCGTTTCTTTAATAGTTTTCTGTTTCCATTAGTATCTTCTAAAGTAACCGCATTTGACATGGCAAAGGACATTAAAGATTGATCAAATATCAATAACCTTTGCTCAGAAAGTATCTTCAATTCACCAAGAGGAACAGATTCTGTCTTTGCACCCTGAATAACCTTCTCAATCCCATACGGTCCATTCTCCATTTCCCATCTATTCACAAATTCTTTTGCATTGTATGGGTCAAATCCAAGACAACGAACATCGAACTCAGAATTAGATATGAACTGCTCAAGATCATCATAAACATCCATCATATCAAGAACCGTTCCTGACATAATATGAAGACTATCTTCACGAATGAATTCTTCATACTTAATGCGCATCGCAGCAGGAAGCTTTAACAAAGTAAGTTCAGTAATATAACTTCTAGTTTTGATTCCGTATCCACCATTTGATAATGGAAATAAAAACGTGAATGCACAAAAGTCATCTCCTTGTGAAAGGTCTGCTCCGAGAGCACAAGGAGTCGCCCAGAAGTCTGTAGTACGATGAGGAAGAGTTTCTTCATAAGTGAAGAAATATGTATAGCCTTCCATAGGTATCCCGAAACGCTTTGCCAGAATATCGTTCCTAGAGGCGGGAGCTTTCTCAGCTCTCTCGACATCCAGTTGATACACGTCATAGGTTACCGTTTGCCCTAAATTCGGATTAGCTTTAATCCATGTGGATGGATCAGCAACTTCCTCAATATCATCTAACTTATAATGCCAGATAGAAATATGAGGCGCCTGGTATTCTCCTTTGAGAATCGTTGCCAACTCCATCTTGATGGTATCACCAGATCCATTTCGAACAGTCCCCTCGGAACTGATTGCAAGAATTAAATAGTCTTCCATCTTTGATGCACCTTGCTCAATCGCACCAACGACATCTTCTCGAATATCGCCAGACAACCATTCATCAATAGTTGAAATTTTCGGTCTCAATCCTTGAAGTTTATTGATTGTCATAGGTCGAATCTCGAGCAAAGATCCTGTCAAGAAGTTCTCAATACCCTTTTTTGTGGAAGCGAGCTTCTGCCTGAAGGCATTTGGGCCTGTTGTGTTACGAATAGAACCCTCTGTAAGGAATCTGAACAGAGGGCCCCTTGCTCTGACGATCGCTGTTCGAAACGGAGACAAAACTTCTTCTGCTTGTTTCATTGTCGGAGCAGTTGTAATCTGATGAGTTGTCGAGATGTCGACATTTAGAAAATATGCATGAATACAAGCCGCATACATTGATTTAGCTGCTCCTCGAGCTACAATCAAGTATTGCTTTGTAGTTAAGCGTTTTTTAAGTAATTTCTTGACAAATCCACCTTCTTTTGGGTCGTATACAGTTCTTTCTATGAAATAATACCACCCAAATATCTGTTCTGCCCACAGTTTGAATGTATCCAATAAATGAAGATCACTGCCGTCTGTCAAAGTTAATTCCCACTCACAATACTGGATAAATCCCTTAACTGCATCAGGATCATAAAATATATCTCTGTCTCGTATTAAAGCATCAATACGATTCATTTCCATTGAAATTTCACGATTTACAATAATATCCCCAGCAAGAACAGATTCACGAAAGAGGCCGTAGTAATATGGCGTCTCTGTATTAGATAATACCATACGGCTCCTTTCGTTTATTACTTCTTAGCAAGTTTCTTTACAGCCGTTGTGCCTGCCTTTACCAGAATAACACCTGCTAATGAAGCACCAACTGCAGCTGTAGTATTCGTTGCAGCTTTATTGGTTGGGATAACATCTTGATACCTCATACCGGCGAGTCTTGTCAATGTAGCACGAGTGGTTCTATGTCCACTATTAACCAGTTGGTTAGCATTAGCCTGTCTTGCACCTTTTCTTGCTGCCCCTCCTCTAAATCCTCTACCTTTGACAAGATCGATAGGACCAGTGTTATATCCAGCTCTAAATTTTTGACTGGTAGTTCCTTTTCCTGCACCGACTTGCTGAAAGTTTTGAGTTCGTCTAAGTTTCCGAACACCCCACTTCTGTCCTCTGACACCATGGTGCTCAAGAAATTCGTCTACAGCTTGGTCGGTATTCATTTCTTAACCATGAATTTCTTACCAGCTTCAATAGCTGCCTTACCGGCAGGACTATTGTAAAGATTGTATACAGTAGCTGCACCCATTGCCGTACCAACCCCCGCTTTTACATATATCCGCCCTTTATCAACCGTACTTGGATTCAACCGACGATGAGTCCGTACAAGATTACCTCTAGTATTCAACGATTGAAGTTGTTGGTTTGTCAACTCAGAAGGATGCTTCTTTTTAAGTTGTTGAGCAGTTTGATGTTCACCAGCCGTTATTCTTTGAGAACGCCTTCGACGAATACCCCATTTCTGACCCTTGACTCCATGATGATCAAGAAAATCTTCTACTATAACGGATTGCGCCATTGAAGGAGGAGGCTTTTCATTCATTGTGCCGTAAAATCTTTTTACAGCAGTTTTCGCAGCAGAAATTTTATCAGAAGGAGCATTAACACCACCTCTAGCTCCAGCCAAAGCAGCGGCAGCAGCATGTACTCCATTTCGATTAAGAACACCAGCTGGAGTCTTTACCGGAATCTTGCACTGATCCTTAGAAGTAGGAGGTCCAGTATGCAAATGAATCAAACAAGCACTGTGCCATTGCTCAATTGAATAATCCGCCTTGGTATAATCGCTCCAAGGTTTTTCACTAAGATGCTCAAGAAACTCTTCGACGCTGTTCACTAATCACCTCCTTAACGGGCATCACCTCATTGTCACCATCGAAGTATTCAGCATAGAAGAGCATCCGATGTTCATGCTCTGCTAGTTGTTTGTTCAGAGATTCCACCAAATATCCAAGTGTCGGAGGATCGAACAAGATACGCGTCTTGAGGTAAATATATGTCCTGACCAAATTCAGTTGTCTTTGTGGAAGCTCGAGTTGTGACCACGTTGCTGTGTCGTCTTCAATATGAAATCCCTCAACTGGTCCCACACCGAGTTGATTGACCACAGAAAAAGCAGCATTAATGTGTGTGATAACATCGAGATCGAACGGCGTATAATCTTCACTAATGCCCAAAATCTTTTTCGTACTGATGAGAATGCTATCTTCCATTCTATCTCCTCCAAAGGTCTGTGTCTCCTGGTCGCCTCTCCGTAACTATTTTTGGAGCGGACTGTTTAACACCGAAATGTATATTATTGTGAGTGTTGTGACTTGTAAGTATTAAAAATTCTGGATCTAGAACCCAATCTTCTTTATGAACAAGATCTTCAACACCCATTGGATTAATGTGGTGAACAAGCGGGTTTACAAATATCTCATACCCAACGACCCCAAGATCGCATCCTTGGTCTCTGAGCATTATATGTCGACGAATATCCTCCCACTCTCGTGATGAATAAAATCTTTGATTCATGTACCTGTCAAAACCAAATGTTGAACGCCCTACTCCTCCGCCAAGCATTAAATAATCAAATCTTTCGTCAAAGGTATCGTACTGAATGAGTTCGGAGTAAGTTCTTACTTTCATGTTGTCGCCATTCCCTATGCTGACGTTTAATACAACGTGTATACGCGCATCTATCCGCCTTGTGCAAAGTTGCAGAGGAACCAATATTCGGTGAGTATAAAAAAACCATAACGCCAATCAATATCCCAATAATCCAAGCATTACGACGCTTTGTCATCCTTACCTCCATTTGTCGGCAAAGATACAACGAGAATAGCCATCCCGCAGACAAGACCGACAGTTCCCAATAATTCATCAGTTAAAGATTTATTTTGAATGAGTACAAGAAGCGAAAGAACAAGCACTACTACACCAAGAAGAATTAAGTAGATCTCTCGCTTGTAACGATTCATGTCGATCGGACAAAATACGTTGCTGACCAAACCAATCCAAGACCGGCTGAGATCAATGCACCAACGACATACAAAGCCCATGAATATGGGACAGTTTGAAACGCTGCAATGAAACCGATCACCGCAGCAGTTACTGCACACAAGACAGCAACAAAGATAAGGGCCTTCGGTAGAGTCATCCGGACACCTTTCTACGATCCCAACCATCTGAATCTTTGGTCGCTCGACAGATCCAGACCATTGAATCCTCATCCAAACAAGTGACCACCGCCATGTTTGTCTGATCGATGGTGTCCTGACTTGGGGCGGTAATCTCCACGATCTTCTTTCCCGTGTTCACTACCCCATCGGTACCACCCGGTCCCATTAGACATTCGTCATGCCAATTGACACCATCGTGGCTCCATTTGTGCCACAGATTCCCGAATACTTTTGACAGGGAGAAAATATGGTTCTGCCCCTCAAAGTAAAAAGTTGGTGCAATAAGTGCCATGTCAAGTTCCTCCGGTTTCGGTTTCGGTGGTTCTGGTGCAGGACCTCCTTGTGCCATTCGAATTACTTCATCCATTGGGAATCCTGAACCACAATCCCAATGGTCATTACCAGCAAACCCCAGCTCAGAGTGCTGAGTGACTCCAGAGTGTCCGGCTGCAGCCTGTGACTCGTTCAATGCAACAATAGGAATCCCAAAACGCGAAGCCTCTTCTGCAACCCAGGCAGCACAATTCTCCAACATAACCGGATGACGATGCCACTCATCCAAAGACCACTCTGCAAAGGCGCACATCTCGGTTTGAACAGAGTAAGGGTTAGCATTTCCAGCAGTCCAAGCTTTGAGATCCGGAGAAACATACTCTCCGATTGCACCAGGAGTGTCGTCAATCCCTGTATGGCTCGATACTCCGGCTGACGGACTGGCGAAGAAATTTCCAAGTGATTGATACGTCAATGCACCCTCAGCAGTATGCAGAACAATCAATCTAACTCCACTACCCCGACTTGAGTAATTCGGTGAACCAATCCAATCACGGCGAAGAGCCATTGACGGCCTCCTCTTCATCCACATCTCTAACCATCTGCCGCCATGTTGAGACGTTCTCTCCCTCCCAATCGATGACAAGGTCACGTAATTCATGACGCTCTTCACGAGTTAGAGATCGAAGTTTCTCTCGATTTGGAAGAATCCCGGTTTCAGGATCTTCTTCTGGCTCGTCTTCAGGTTCTGGTTCCGGGTCAGGCTCGTGATCAAACAGATCACGAATTCGATGTTTCATCCTTTTCCTCCTCTGGAGGCGAATCTGGCACGGGATTGTCTTGATCAAAGAGTCGAGGCTCACTTGGACGAGAATCTTTCCCACCCTCGACAGGCTCCTTCACTTCACCAATCTCAGGCTTGTCCTCAGTCGTCTCATTCTCTTCGTTTTCCATTTTGATTTCCTTTCTTATGTCTTGATGATGAAATTCAGACTTTGATATGGTGGCATGTTGTTGTGCGCTGCATCACTCCCATCATTATTGATGGCATGATTATGAGCAATACTGTTAAGCGCTGTAACTCCTTGATTATTTACTTGCCATACACCCGATCCAGAGACCCACGCACCTCCTGTACCAAGATTAATGAAGTTCCCACCGGTCCCACCATGAGAGTGCTTTTGTGTTTCATTTTGAGTTGGACTGGCATGATTGTGAGTAGGCATCTCAGCCCTTGTCAGGACATGAGTTGCTTCTCCTCCAGTACCGGCTAGAGCATGTGTTGGATCTGTTCCGATAGGAAATCGACCACGAAGATCCGGAACATTGAAATTTGCACCAGATCCACCGAACGCATAACCAATGGCAGCAAACAATTGTGGATAAGTAGCCGTCGGATAACTGGCACCATTACACAAAAGGTATCCAGATGGTTCTGCAGCCCCAGCATACATTTTAACTACCCCTGGAAATTCAGCTCCAGCCTGACCAGGATCTCCTTTATCACCTTTAGGACCTTGTGGTCCCTGAATTCCTTGCGCACCTTGTGCTCCAGTGGCACCGGTGGCACCAGGATCTCCTTGAGGACCTTCTGGACCATCAGCACCATCCGGTCCTTGTGGTCCTGGAGTTCCTGGAGTTCCTGTAACACCTTGCGGTCCTTGCGGGCCTTGCGGGCCAGCAGGACCAGGAACAGTCGAGTCAGCACCGTTCGTTCCCGGAGGACCAGTCGCACCAGCTGGTCCTTGTGGACCCGGTACAGTCGAGTCGGCTCCTGGTGGTCCTTGCGCTCCATCAGTACCTGGGACACCTTGTGGGCCCTGTGGGCCGGGAACAGTTGAGTCGGCTCCTGGAGGACCAGTCGCTCCGGTAGCTCCAGGAGGTCCTTGTGGACCAGCAGGTCCTTGAATGTTCCCAGCATTTACCCAAATTTGATTTTCATCGTCCCAAACCCAAAGATCTCCTGTGTCTTCAGTTATGTAACCATCTCCAGGCGCACCTGTAGTAGGAAGATCACCTGCAGATGGGACAGAGCCCTTTATGTTGACACCAGTTCCGTCTTGACCAGGAACTCCTTGAGGGCCCTCAGGACCAATCGGACCTTGAGGACCAGTTGCGCCTGGAGGACCTTGTGCACCGGTTGAACCTGTTGAACCAGGAGGCCCAGTTGCACCCACGTCGCCCTGATCACCTTTGTCACCTTTCGGACCAGGCACAGTCGAATCAGCTCCTGCTGCTCCGGTAGGTCCTGGATTACCTTGGTCTCCTTTATCTCCCTTGTCGCCTTTCGGACCAGGAACAGTCGAATCTGCTCCTTGTGGGCCTTGAGCACCGGTAGATCCTTTAGGACCAGTCGCACCTTGCGCACCTTTAGGACCCTGTGGGCCGGGTGTCCCTTGCGGTCCTTGAGGTCCTTGTGGACCCGGAGGACCAGTCGCACCAGCAAGTGCTTCCCCACTCAAGACGATTACACTAACTTCTGTGACTGCAGTTACAACAGCTCTGGCCCCTAGAAACCCACCTTCCTCATCTCCACGGACGACAACCGTAACCCGCTTCATTTAGTCACGTCCTGACTACAAACAACAGACCCTTGGAGAATCGTAGTGGGATCTTTTCTTCCAGGAGTTATCGATTGCAAGTCCCACACCCATTCGGTGTTCCATTCATCATTGGCCAAATCTCGAGTGACCTCTTTTGGAATAAGAATTGTAATTACACCGTTGTGAGCATCCCCGAGATCAACTGTAAGAGTCCTATGTTCAGGCGAAGTTCGAGATTTTCTTATCTGTGCTGAAAAACTCCATCCAAAAACATTGATCGGAACGTTACTGACATCTACGAAATATACTTGAAAGTCTCCGCCATCGCCCGCATAAAGGAGGAGATCGAGCGAATCCGGAGTCATATCGATAGTTAATGGCATCCTATCTCTCCTTTATTTCGACTAAAAATCTTCGTCAGGGTCATCCATCATTCGGCCAGAATATTCCCTCATGGCGAGCAATGCAGACTCGTAAAGTTCTTCAATTCTCTTTCCTGAAGCAATCTGCTCTACTTTTGCACTTAAAAGAAGGTTTTCCCTTTGAAGACGCTCTTGTTCGAGCTTTTCTCTTGTAGAACCCAACTTCAGAAAATGCGTAATCACTTGAGAGGAGGCGGAACCCTCTTTCATTTGTCTCTCTGCTAGATCTGCTGCGAGAGAAATGAGCTGATTTTCCCGACCTTCAAGTGTTGTAGCCGGACGCGACGGTCTTTCTTGTCTTCTTCTTGGGCTCATTTCACCTCCTTCTACGGTGCAAAGTGAAAACATCCTTCAAAAAATTCCACCGGGGCATTTTTTGGG